GAGGTACTGATACCTACTGTGGTACTACTACTGGGATACTACTGAGGTAGTACTGGGGTAGTACTACTAGGTGGGGTATGTGTATGTGAGGTGTATGTGGGGTGTATGGGTAGGGGGGTAGGTAGCAGGTAGGTAGTGGGTAGGTAGGTAGGTAGGTAGGTAAGGGGGGGTAGGTAGATAAGTATGTATGTGTGTGTATGTGTGGGGTGTGGGTAGGTAGGGGTGTGTGTATGTATTGGTATGTATGTATGGGTAGGTAGGGGGTGGTATCACTTTGGTATCAGTGTTGTATGGATACCCGTAGTGCCACCCGTACGTGCTGCGAACTTCATACTGCGAGAGAGTGGGCAAGGTATGGGTGAGTGCGACTACCTATGTGTGCGACATAGGCATAGTACTACTGGGGTACTACCACGATACTACTGCGATACTACTACCTACTATGGTGTGAGTTATTAGTGCGACTTATGTATGTGTGTGTCGTACTACTAAGTGATTTGTTTATCAACGATTGTGTATGACAAAGTGTTCGTTGTGTATGACGAACTATTGTGTGTGATTACTGAAACTGTGTTAGCGTTTGTGATAACACTACGAACTTATTTATGTATGCGATTACTGTGTGTGTGATTACTGTGTGAGTATCTATCACGATTACAACGAACGAACTTAGTACGAACTTTGTTGTGTGAGCTGACGAACTAACGAACTGTCGTTTTGTGAAACCATCGGGGGTCATTTATCAAAGCCATCGGGGGGTGTGTTTGCCATTGGGGGTGTTGGCGAAACCATTGCCTGCCGTTTGTGAAACCGTTGTGGTCATTTATCAAAACCATTGGGGGGGTGTATTTGCAAGTCGTGCGAACTGTGAACGATTGCGAACTGTGTGGTCAAGTCGATCAAGCGAACAAGTGTTTGGTCAAGGGCGAACGTGTGTTCGGTCTACCCGAAGGGCGAACGTGTGTTCGTTTTTCGTTTGGAATAGGAAGTGTTTATCGGGACTTACGGGAACGACCGGGTGGGTGTGGGGGGACATGTGACAATAAATGAGGTCAAGCAGTAGCGGTTTGATTTATCTGAACAGTGGATTGGTGCTCAGGCCATATTCCAAAGTCGTATTCCTCAAACCCATTCTCACGGTCGTATACACACCACTCCATCTTGGGTGAGTCCATAAACTTTGCTACTAACTCAACAACTTCTTTGTGTTGTAGTGGACCGCAGGTGTAAAGGTCAAAACGGAAGTACGGCTGTTCTCCTTCTTCCCATATGTGAAGCGCTATGTGTGAAGTCTCAATCATTACGACTGCTGTGAGACCCTTATTGCCTGGGGCTTTGACATATTTAACGAATGGGCCGCCGATTCGATGCATTCCTATGTCGTGGACAAGTTGGCGAAGCCACTTCTTCAGTTCGCGTTTTGAGGTTGGAGGGGTATTGGTAATCCCATTGGCCATCAAATGCTTGTGTAGGGGGTTCTTTTCAATTTTTGAACTTCTTCGCATGTGGGAATACTAACTGATGTCACCTGTTAGTGACCGAACCCCTAGAGAAGTTATCTCTGCGTGTTCCTCGTACATTCTGATGTAGTTATCTGGTGGCATTGTGTCAGTGACCAGCATTCGTTGCAACCATCTATCTGTTCCGTCGTAGCGTGGCTCAAATGGGAGCCTGCCGTGGATCGTTGTTCTGTTATTCAGCACTAGTAGATCCCCTTCCTCAAGAACTACTGTCTGAATGCTTGATTTGATTGCTTCCCGCAATTCTTCTAGGGCATCCACCGCCTGACCATTGGTTCCGGTCATAAGAGCTTCGTCATAACAGATGTCAAACAAGCGCGGAGACGGGTATGTTTCCCTCGGTGTTTCATTGAGTATCGAGCACGTGATTTTTACATCCTCTTCGCCGTTCATTCTGAAACTGTCATCCAAAGATGTGGTGAACCACATCCTCGTGAGGGTAGCCAGTGTTGCCGGCTTCAACTTGGCACAGATGTCATCGGAATGGGCATAGGTTGTTGCGGCATTTGAGTCACCTCTCAAGCACAGCAAGAGGACTGCTGTTGGGCGAAAGCGATGGAAAGCCGTTTCGGTGTGTAGTCCGAGTTCTACCTTTGACGAGGACGAAATCTGCATTTCTTCCATCGTCTTCTTTGGGTAGATGTTCTGTATAAGGGAACCTTTTTGTTCTTGGCTGAAACTTATTGGGAAGCCATAGGTTTTTGCTTGACTAATAAACACCTTGCGAGTCTTTGCAAAAAATGGCGATTCTTCAAATTCGCCCATTGGGGTCGGTGGCACATCACCAATATTGACACCCCGTATCAGTGTGGTTTGTCTATTCATTGTTCGCGGTTTTTTGGGCGTTTCTCACTCTTGCGTTGATTATCTCGACGTATTCCGTATTCATCTCGCATCCAACCCAATTGAATCCATCTAGTGTCGCCGCAACTGCCGTAGTACCAGAACCCATGAACGGATCAAGGACTGTCCCACCTAGTGGGGTAATAAGTTTGACGAGGTGACGCATCAATGCGACTGGTTTTACGGTCGGGTGATGATTCGCTTTTGCTGCATTGGTGCGGTTGCGTGGATTCTCTCCACCTACACCATCGGTGGCAATACGGTCAGATTCTCGCTTGGGCTCAAAGTCCTCAAGTCCTTCGTTGCGTTCACTACGTGATGCTTTCGCACAATAAAAAAACCTTGCTGCTGAGCCAATAGATTTATCTGAACCAGTGCTTGTGTAGCCGGTTGGTTCGCCGTTGTTATTGAATGGTCTTGCACCCTTGGTGGTGTTCCAAGTGCCACCCTTGGTGTTGGGAAACAATTCCAATACTTCGTCTGATCCGTCATGAATAAAGTTCGCAGGGAAACGACCAAGTGCTGTGTCGGGTCTGTCAACATCAACCCTCCCTGCATCATCAACGTCAGGTGCAGAGCCAGCCATTTTGTTGCTGGTCACTTTCCCTTGAGGTGTTGCACTCGCTCTATCTGCTTCTGATTGGTGGGCGACTCTGCATCCGTCAATGTTGATACCACCAACACCGTGCGTCAAAACATTGTTGGCAACCGTTCCATCTAACGGCTTACGAGCCAAAACAATAGGTTCATGTGCAGGCTTAAGTGCAGTTCCCCAACCATCCCACTCTTTAGCCTCAGCCGTAGAAGGGGCAGTAATTGGATTGCCAATACCTGCACCTTCCTGAATATCACCTCCATAGATTGAGCGAGCCATAGCAGTTCGTGGGTCGTGTGGGTCTGTGTATCCAACTACTTCACGCTCAACACCAGCAGCCTTGTCTATCGCCTTACTGATATTCAACGACTTAGGAAACCCTGACCCATACACCCACATAATTTGGTCACGAATCTGGAACCCGGCATCCTCGATAGCACACGCCATACGGTGATAGGTGCGTGAACCCCCAAAGGAGAGCAGATGACCACCTGGTTTGAGAACACGAAGGCACTGGCGCCACAGTTCAACGCTGTATGCAATTCCTGTTGAATCCCACGCCTTGCCCATAAAGCCAAGTTCATATGGTGGATCGGTAACTATTGAGTCAATACTCTCGTCAGGAAGCCGTGAGATTGCGTCTATGCAATTATCAACATACAACATGACTAGAAACTAGCATGTCCAGTTCTCCTACGGGCGATATCGGCGTATTCTGGGTTCATCTCAAAGCCAAGCCAGTTAATGTTTTCTTGAATGGCTGCTACCCCCGTGGTGCCAGAGCCTAGAAAAGGGTCAAGAACTATTCCGTTTGGTGGTACAACCAATTTTATGAGATAACGCATGAGCGTGATCGGCTTTACCGTTGGATGGTGATTCTGGTGAGCAGCATTTTTGTCTTTCCACATTCCAGCGGCTACATCACTTCTGGTGTCTGCCTTCTTTTTTTGCAATCCATCAAGTCCAGCATTTCTTTCTGCTGTTGACGGCTTTGCGCAGTAAAAGAACCGAGCAGCCGAACCATCGTCTCCCATTTTCCTAAATCCACCCTCGGTCTCTTGCCCTGATGCAAAGGATGTTGCTACGGCTTGTCCCCGCTTAGACGGATACGCACCACCCTTGCTGTTCGGGAATAGATCCAACACCTCATCGCTGCCGTCGTGAATAAAGTTTGCTGGCCATCTCCCAGGAGGGTTGTAATTGTTTGGTTTCATCATTGAGTAATCACCATAAACGGTGTTATCAGTCATTGGCTTTGTCCCAAAATCTTCATGCTGATTCTTTGTGGTGCTTTCAATTTTGTCATTTTCAGACACAAAAGCGACCCTACAGTCGTCAATATTTATTCCGCCTGTTCCCCATGTCATTACATTCTGGGCGATTGTTCCATCGACTGCTTTGCGAGCAACGACTATTGGTTCGTGAGCAGGCTTTAGGGCTGTTCCCCAGCCTTCCCATTGCTTGGCTTCCTGTGTTGCGGCCTCGGTTATCTCGTAGTCCCCACCAAATGTGTCTGGGTAGTTTGCGGCATTCAAGACATTTCTGTTCTTTCCAGATTTCCCAACTCCAACAACATTGCGTGTAGCGCCTGATGCTTTATCTATTGCTTTACCGATATTCATTGACTTCGGAAACCCAGATCCATAAACCCACATAATTTGATCACGAATATCAAATCCAGCATCTTCGATAGCGCAAGCGAGACGGTGATATGTTCGTGAACCACCAAAAGCCAAGAGGTGTCCGCCCGGTTTTAGTATTCGCAGGCACTGTCTCCATACCTCGGTGTTGTAGGCAATTCCGCTCGCATCCCAACTCTTCCCCATGAAACCAAGTTCATAGGGTGGGTCAGTAACCACTGCATCTATTGAGTTGTCGGCTAATTCCGACATCAAATCTATACAGTTACCAGTTCTTATCATCTCCAAATACTAACACTGTGACCAATTTCCAGATAAAACTATCTGATAATTTATAATAAATGTGCGATACTGTCAGACATGATATTCCTCATTGTTTTAACAGTATTGGTCGTTTCGTTGCATAAAGGGATGATGGGTGCCGTAAACAATTACGAGTCATACGGTAGCACTACTGCCAAACAAGAATGGATTAACTTTGAGAGGGAACGACTCAGCCGCTAAGGCTCGATAAAGATACATTCACCAGGGCATTCCTCTGCTGATTCAATTACGTCATCAAGCCTGTCGTCCGAGAAGGATGCTAAACCGGCTGCGCCTTCTGGGTTTCCCACAGATGAGGCAAATATCTTGTCGCCTTCTTTTACATATGCCAAACCGTCTGGCATCATCGTAAAGACATCTGGTGCTATCTCCGCGCATAGTCCATCTCCAGTACATAGGTCTTGGTCAATCCATACTTTCATTTGTTTTGCGTAATTTTCATAACTTGAACCTTTCCATAGATTCTTCTCTCATTATGTTCAGGTCAAGGTGAGCAGACTCCATGCCGAACTTTTTGCCAGCCTGATTGTGGTTGGCGGCAAATTGCCAAACATCCCATGTTTTCCAGCCCTTAACTGCGGCTGGGTTCTTTTGGGGTTGAAACGCATACTCATCCCATAGTGAAACATCTTTTGGTACAGGGTTGGTTTTGAATTCTTCAGCAGAGTAATAGACATACCTGGCGACCCACAACGGGCACTGCTCGACGCCCTTCTTTAGCGTTACATGAGAGTTCCAGAAAGAAGGGTAGGTATAAACCGATGGCGGTTTGCCGAGTTCGTCGGTAGCCATCTTGATACAAGTACGGACAATCGTTTTTAGTTCTTTGGGTTTTTTGTCGCCATGATGTTCAATGTCTATTTGTGGAATAAGATTTGCGCCAGTTTGCTTATGATTATCTAACATCATTCGCATTTGCGTAACGACATCTTCTTCTGGCTTAATGTAGACGTAAAGCCCAAAAGGCAACCCAGCCTTTGAGCAGTAATCTTTCATATGGGTGTCTTGCTTGGTCCCCACGTTTGAGCGCATATGTACGAAATCTATTTTTGCGTCTCTAACTTTTTTCCAGTTAATGTTGCCTTGATATTGGGAGACATCGATTCCTGTTAAGTATTTGGCTGTCATGGCGCTATTGTCCCTTCTGTCGGGTCCCACCCAAGCAAAGTTTCTGTGCAATTGCCGTCCACTAGGCATGCTGGCGGTTCGCAGAGTTCTGGCATTATGCGATTTTAGCACTAGTAGCCCTATATAAACAAAGCCAGCCATCCCCGCAAAGAGATGACTGGCTGAACCCAAGTCACCGAAGCAATTGGGGGAAAAATTTTGTTGCTGAAGGGTTTGTTTAGCCCTCGGTTACAGTGAACGCAACCGTCATGTTTGAACCAGCGGTGCCAGAACCAACAGCTGATACGTCAAGGCTGACGAGATCGCCTGCTGCGAAGTCACAGTTGGCGGCGGTAAGTGTTCCTTGATCCGAAGTTCCTGCTGCTGCAATTGAGAATGCTGCTGCGACATCAGAACCTACTTTGAGGTCTGCTGTGAGTGCTGTAGTTGTTGGTGCTGTGGTTACAGCAACCCAAGCGTCAGTGATTCTTCCAGCAAACGGCATTGCCATTGTGACAATGCTGGTTGTTGCAAGACCACCAGGAATGGTCATGGTGATTGTGCTTGGTGAGAGAGCGGCTGTTGACATTTTTGGTTCCTTTTAGTTGGTGAGGGTAATTTGTATCTCTTGGATACGGATTAAGTATGACATATAAATTACCCCAAAACGGTACCCAATGAATACACGGTTATTGGGCTATTTTTGCCAATTACTACTTATCGAGTGTTTTCTCTATAGCCTGGCTTTACTGTTTTTCTGACCGTCACATACTCTGAAGGAATGGCGGCAAGTCTGCATTTTCCACCCGGTTCAATTTTTGCTTTGATTATTTTACACACACTTTTTGACTCGTAGTGTGCGCAATGGGCACAGTAAACACCTATTTTGTATACGTCATTGTCTTTCTGGCTTGCGTAACCAACATATATTCCATTGTCGTCTTTGTCTGAGAGCTTCCCGTACCTATTAGCAATGCTCTGCATGGCGCTGATGAAATCTTGTTCTGCTGGTGCGTAGTAAGGCTTCTCCAAAGGACCACCTAGCTTTTCGTGTCCTGACGGATCGTGCGAACCGTTTGATACATCCTTGAAGCGAAAGCCAGCAACTTTGCCCGTGTATTCACCCCAAGTTTGACTCATGACTACCTTTTCTTTAGGACCTGCGTAATCCGTTGTTGCCTGGTGTTCTCTTTGGAACTGAAGGCTTTGGTCTATTATTAATGCCATCGCCAGGACGAATCCCACGTGGCGCGTCTGGGTATCTGTCGGCAGGCTTTCTGTCCGATTGTCTTGGCTCGGAACGGTCAGCCCCAGGGCGCGTCGCCGAAGGACCGGTTCGTGGCTCAGAGCGGTCAGCACCAGGTCTCGTTGCAGAAGGACTCCTAGGACTTGGCTTTGGTCTGTTATTTACGCCATCTTCCGGGCGTATTGGACGCGCTGGTTCTGGGTATCTATCTGCTGGTTTTCTATCTGGACGCGTTGGGTTTGGGTACCTGTCAGCCGGCTTTCTGTCGGATGGCTTTGGTGCTGAAGGTTTCTGGCCTGGTGGATATTTCTTTTCAGGGTTTGGGTATCTATCGGCTGGCTTTTGGTCGCGCGGCTTTTCTGGTTTTTTATATGGAGGCTTTTGACCGGGTGGATAATTCTTCGGAACAGACTGGCCTGGCGGATACTTTGGCCCCTTCGGTAGTCCATCAGCAACAGGCTTGCCCTGTCCATCTCTTAGGACTTTGTCATAAGCGGCCCTAGCTCTTGCGCGGGCGTCTCTTTCTTCTTTGCTTCTATCCGAAACTCTTCTATGAGCTTGTATCCCTTGCCTTCTGAGTTGTTCTCGTACAAACTTTCTTCTTTGCTTCTCGTATCCGGAATCGCTTGAGCGTTTGTAGGGAGCTCTTGTTTCCTCTGGGGTTCCGTCATTGATCATTCCGTCGCCGTCATGGTCAATGGCATCTGTGGAGCTACTTCCTCCGATACTTCCACCACTCTGCTGACCTACCGTCTGTCCTGGTAGTTGTTTTTCTTCTAGTGAAAAAAAGTCGTCTTTCTTCTTTGTGTTCTCGTAGCGCTCTAATAGTCTGCGGCCTTTGGCTGCCAGTTTTGCGGCATCGGATCTATTCTTTGGCACAGGCTCACCCCATGCGGCCGCCGAAAGGGCAAGGCGTGTTGGTTTGCCATTATCCCCCACCATTGGACCTGATGGATTAGTAAAGAACCTTGTGAGGAACGAACCTTTGCGTCTCATTTTCTCTGGTGTGTCTGCGGCACCCTTAACGCCAGGTTTGAGGTTTGAACCCTCGGTGCGTTTGAAGTGCGCGCGACCGGCGGCGGTAAGACCACCCTTGGGATCGCGTAATCTTGGCCCATCAAGAGACTTCTTGCCAATTGGAACGCAGTTGGGAACCATTTTCCCACCCTTGCCTTTTTTCATTCCGATTTGTTCGTATCCAGCCCAACACGGTCCAGTTTTTGCCTTGGTGACGATTTGTGAACCAAAGTCGGATTTTGCTTTTCTTGCTTTTCTTTTGCTACGTCGTCGGTTTTTAAGTGCTCTACGGATGTATCCACCGATGCCATCAAATAGCCACTTCTCGTCTAAGCCAGCAACAAACTTGTCGATAGACTTGGTGCTTCCTTCTGGGAACAACACATCAAGAACATCGTCGTCAATTGAGTCAAGTCTTTTTTGAAGTGACCGCTCAAATGATTTTTGTTTCAAATCAGACATACCCAAACTCTTGGTTTTTTCAACTTCTGGCCAACTTGAACTAGTGGCTCGTTTGGGTTTCGTGTAAGTACGGTTTTTCTTTTTAGGGCCACTACGCATCGGGGGTGTCACGATGTCCTTCTCTCGACTGACCCGACTAAAACCCGCAACTGGTCCAGTGACCATGCCTGAATAAACATCTTTGCGATTGGTTGCCACTTAAACCCCCAGAAAAACCTAAACTATTTTTAGTATTCGGCTTCGTCTTCTGGCATATCTTCGTCTGCCATCATGGAGCCGTCAGGCATTTTGTGCATGCCTGGCTTCTTTTTCTTTTTCTTGAAAATTCTTGCCATCAGTTCTTCACGGCTCATTGGTGACGTCATTTCGTCATCTTCCATCTCTGCCATGTCTGCTTCTTTTTCGCCGTAGCGCATCTTTTTCTTTTTCTTTGGCATCGGCATCATTGGGTCACTCATTGGACCCATAGACATTCCATGACCCTTGGCATCTTTCGTAGCCCAGTTTTCTGGAATCAGGTTTACTTTCTTGAGTGCCCTTGCTCGCTTAATGATGTGGCGCTTTGCAGCACTCTTATTCTTCGCTCTACCAAAAGCCATGATTGCATTTTTGAGGTCAGTTGATGTAACGATTGGGAACGATCCGTCTGGAAGTGCCATGCCTTGTTGTGCGAGGTCACGACGCTTCTCTGGTGAGAACGCTCTCTTGAGTTCCATTTCTGCCCTAAGTGCTTTACTCATTACATCTCGTGGAGCACCCGATTTCATCATTCCTGCGGCACGACCACGAGCCTTTGGTCGTCGTCTTGCCATGTCTCGTCGAGAGGCCATACGATCCTGCATGTCCATTTCTCGATCGGTTGGTTCAAGTGCCATTTCGTCTTCGTCGTATTCGCCGTCTTCGTCGTCTTCTGGCATATCTGGTGGACCCATGTCTTCGTCATCGTCTTCTGGCAAGTCTGGAGGACCCATGTCCTCTTCGTCATCGCCGGGTACCATTTTGTTTTTATCGCGCATGGCGCGCATCATTTCTTTTTGAAGGAATTCGAGTTTGTCAAGATCTTCTTGACTCTTTTCGTTCCACCACTTTGCGGCGTCACTTCCGCTCTCGTCACTTGGTCGTGTCATTTTCCTTCTCCGTATCTTCCTTGAGTCCGTCCTGAATTTTCCGATTCACACCGAGAACCCGTTGTTCTCTGTATTTCGCATAAGCCTTAGCAAGGGCAAATGCTTCATCGGGGTTATCAAAGTTTTTTGGTAAGACCATTCCCTCAATGATACATTTCCCTTGGCATATCCAAGGAACCTGTGTAGAATAGTTTCATGAGCCAGCTAATAGAGTTTTACCCGATAATGGTCGTTCAGTCGCGTTATTCAGGGGTCTATGAGGGTGGCGATTGGCATGCCGTACCAAATGCAGAAGCAGGCTGGATGTGGTCCGAGGGGTACTCCGAATACATGTTTGGCGATGATGGGGACGCAGTCGAATTTTGGGGTTCAGAGGAAGCAGAGAAAATAGGTAGGGGTGGCACTCCGAATGCGGCTGTATTGGACTTAATTGAAAGACACCATGGTGTGAGACAATGGAACTATGACGAATACGCCGACACCCTCAACATTGGAGGAGGGGAACTCGGAGGAACAATCCTTGACGGGGCAGTCAACCCCATCGCAGGAGGAACCCAAGAAGGATCCACCACCGAGGTTCGTTCAGACACTCCCTAGATTTTCTGGCTGCTGTCCTAGGTAGACCTTTTTGATCTGTTCTGCCACCCATTTGGCTACGGGTGAAGCAACACCATTCCCGCACATTTTGTATCTCTGGGTATCGGGCATCAATTTGTCTTCGGCATCGTATCTGGTGTGATTATCTGGCCATCCCATTAATCTTTCGCATTCCAGGGGTGTTAGGCGCCTGATAATCATTGCTCTTTCCTGCATAACGAAATCGCTTGGATCTCTGCCGACCCTGAGTGACCTATATATGCCGTCACCGACTTCAAGTTTTTGGTTGTAGCCGTCGTACTGGTAAGCCACACTTGCTGGGGCTTGGGTTGATTTGAGTGTCGGTGATTGACCTTCAAACACGGCTGCATTGCTTCCGAATTGAGTGTCAAATGAATACATGGGTTCATCTGTCGGCTGAGTTATAAAGGTTTGTGCGTGGTGCGACTGCGGTGAGGGCTGTAACGCCGTTACGGAGTTGGCAACGTCAACTGGAGTGGCACTGAATGTGTCTGCGATTGCATCTTCTCGCACCGAATAGGCAACCGATTGAGCACCAGTTGTATCAATGGTGTAGGAAGCATCGCCAGATTCCCCGACACCCATACCATTCTGATTCTTTTCTATTTCTCGTCCATCTTGAATTGGGACTGCTTGGAGAACAGCTTGGAATCTTTGTTTGTCGGGCATGCGCTGATCATCGGATGTTGCTGTCAGAACATCTGCGACCTGAGAGCCATTCCACCACTCGCCCACTTCAATCGGTAAAGCAACAGCGGCTTGATTGTCGCCCATTTGTGCTCGCAGTGTTGGGGACATCTCCTCCCAGTAGTGAGGCGATTCAAGTCGTGACATCGCACCCGGCTCAAGTCCAGTTGCTGGTCTCCCATTTTGCGCCACCATCGGCGTATTAAGTCCACCAGTGCCCATAAAGGCAGTCAGTGTATTCACTGTTCCATTTTCCTGTAAGCGAACTCCGTCTTGTCTGTGTGCATGGAAAACAATTTCTTCTTCATCGCTGAGTTGCTGCCCTACGGCATGCGGACCACGAGCAACGAGAGCAGGGATAGCTGTGTCCTCTCTTATGATTGTGTCGTACTTGGCATTCGGTCCTTGATTGAACGCGGCCCGATCAATTACCGTCACCGGAACGAGGTTTCCCTCTTCTGCCATTGCATTGGTTATGTGTTTTCTGTAGTTCGCAGTGATTGTTGCCGCAACATCATTCACTGTGTCTTGTTGAACCACCGTCACCGTCGCTCTAGTGTCGCTGTGGTTTTCAAATGTGTTCAGGGTTGGGGAAACTACTCCGTCCACCCATGTTTCATAATCCTCGGAATCTTTTGCATGCCTAGATTTCACAAATGGGTGCATGACATGAGGAGAATTATCTCCGCTCTTGGATTCGGCACGAAGTGTTGGTGCCTGCTCATCCCATGTGCCACCTGAGGCCCGAATCATCATTCCTGGCTGGAATGCGGTTGCTCTCCCTTTATCGCTACCTGATGGAGTGCTTCCTGTAACTGTGGTGGCAACACCTTGCCCCTTCTTGCCGCGCGCCTTAGTATTCCTTGGCACGCCTTCGGCGACAGGAAAAATTTTGCCTCTACTTCTTGTGGCGTCTGAAGGACTGAAGACAGCAAGCAGGAAGATTCTTCTTCGGCGCTGGGCGACTCCGAAGAATTGAGCATCCAGGACTGACCACTCAAGCTCCAGTGCCCCTGCCTCAGCCATTTCGTCGAGGACAACCCCGAAGTCAGCGCCTCCGTTGGAAGACAGTGCTCCTGGGACGTTTTCCCAAATAGAGAATCTTGGATATTGACCATTTGTTAGCTCCCTTATTTCTTTGATGATGCGTATGCCGTCGTGAAACAAACCCGATTTGGCACCAGCGAGTCCAGCGCGCTTGCCAGCAACGGAGAGGTCCTGGCACGGAGACCCCCATGCAACGACATCTGGTGGACCTGCTTGTGCAATAACGTGCGCCCCAGTCAAGGTGGAAACATCGCCCCACTTCGGAACATGCGGCCAATGCTTATTTAGTACTCTCGTACAATGTTTGTCCCACTCGCATTGGAATATCGTTTCAAAACCCGCCGCCTCGAGGCCCATGTCGAATCCACCCACGCCGGAAAAAAGACTGAGAACTTTCATAAACCAAACATTAGCCCACGGCAGGTAGCTGGTCAAGCACCTTCACTCTTTACACATCACGCAAAGTATTTAGAAGTCTATTTACTCACCTATTTGGCTCATGTCTATTCTCATGTTGCACAGGACACAAAAGAACTGCGGGTTTCCCCATGGGTAAAATTTGACAAACTGTTTAGGGTGAGAACAAGAGATTGCTTTTTGGGCATTTTCGTTTAGCACCCTGCGAACATATGATGCCAATGTTTCAGTGCAGGCATCTGCTGCTTGCTTCCACAAATCTTTTTCTGGTTGAGTACACCGAACCATTAGTTGCTTGTCTGCTGGACCACCTGGCTCGTCGTCGGTCGGCATAACTGGCCTAATGTTCATGTCGGTCATTTCAGATACGACCTCATTCATCGCTTGTTCCGTCCCCTCCGATGGTTGTGTCCACAACTTCTTCTGCATCTATAATCACCCCGCTGCTCAATGCTATAGCAGTAAGCTCCTCCATCGGTAGTATTCCTGCTTTAATCATCAATGCTATGAGTCGCTTGGCATCCTGCTCTGGCGAGTGAAGGTCAATCTCAGAGGCAGTTTTTTCCGATCCAGCGAGTGCGACTTTTACCTGCCCTGCAACCGATGACGAGTCACCAAGGCTCACATTCACGCTCATGCGATCCATTCCCAATAGCTTTGCCCGTCTGTCCATGACAGACAATACCTGCTGGACAGCCTTGAGGTCTGGCTCAATCGCAATCTCAGATCCGTCTGGATTGGCTTGTTTTCTGTTTTGGGTCATCGGCCATATTGATGCTTGAAGTGCGTCAAGCCTCTCCAGCTCCATCCTGAGTACTTCAACATAATTCAGACGACTCTCTTGATTGAGTTTTTCGAGTTGTCGCTGAATGGCTTTGCTGATTGCCGAAGTTGTCATGTCAAATCGCTTGGCTATCTCTCGACTGGACACTCCAGCCTTCTTGAGAGCAAAAATGCGAGCATCGCGCTCTGCAAGTAATTCGCGGTTCATTGGTTTGGTGATTTCCATATGTCTATGTTGGCACAGTCAACACCATTTCAGTGCGAGGCGACCTCAATGAAGGAGATTGTGTCAAACGGGAACTGCCGACCACGAGCAATAACTGAAGGCCATGGTCTCTCATCTCTGGCTCCCCTGAAGTGCTTGACGTCGTATTGGTAAGCACCACCCATTGTTGGATGGAGAGCTAAACCAAACTCTGGCCACCTTGACCAAACTGCGGAACCAAATGGTCGCAAATCGCGGGTTGCCATCGTGCTTCCTAGTGGGGCATGGTGTTCAATCCAGAGTGCACACTTGTAGGCAGTGCGTATGTCGTCAAGGTATTTGGCTATCTCAATAGCAACTGCTTCTGATGTTCTGCCACCAGGGTCAACAAACGATTTATACAACGGTCCTATACATATCAAATCGGGTTTAGTTTCTTCGAGGCGTTTTTCCAAGAGAGCCCTGTCGCCAGCTTTGAGTAAATCCAAACCTGCTGGCTTCATGAACAAGTGAGCCTGCGGTTCCTCGGTCATTCTGCTTACCTTTAATGCCTCTTCAAATATCTTTCTAGATATTCTCTTGATTATTCGCTCGGGGTTCTCAAGGTCAACGAACAGTGTGCGAATGGGTTTTATTGGCTGAAAGGAGAAAGGGTGTAAACCGCATGCAGAAAGAATTGATACCTGCCTGGCCAGCATGGTCTTTCCCACTCCCTCGGCGGCGACAATAATAACTCGTTCACTTCTCTCAAGAAGTCCAGGGATTACCCACTCGTAATTATTGTCATCTTTTTCCCTTACGAACTCTGGCAAAAAAACAAGCCGTCCTTGATCTAAAGGCATGTCGGCAGCAGAGCCGTTTGCAATCATTCTTATCCGAACCAACTTCTCGGCAGACTTTGCGTCACTGCCAAGCAAGTCGGCAATTGCATCAATCGCATCGTCTCGACTATCCCTCTCCAGCACTACGGGAGATCCGTCAAGGGGAATGAGTTCGGTAACTTTTCCACCAGCACGAATGTGGTCGGTTATGTCTTTCGCCGAAGGGCAAACAAATGCAGCCACATCGCATCCAGCATCCAGTAGTGCTTGGGTTACTTTTGCGGCATGTTCCCTACCAACTTGATCGTTGTCGGCAATAACGTCTACGGTCGCACCTGCGAGTGCCTCAGTGTGTATGTCAAGCCACTTGCCAGCACCACCGGGCATGGTCGTTGCTGTAATCCCAAGCTGAGACAAAGTGTCTACATCTTTTTCACCCTCGACGACGAGTATTGGAATTTTGTTTTCTTTTGCAGCGAGAACGGCAGGAAGATTGTAAAGAATTTTCGGTATTCCATTGAGATCGTATTCCCAGCCACCACCACTCTTTGGGCGACGTTGACGGAAGGTTTTTTTACCAGCCTCATCTAGGTATCTAACTTTTTGGAACAGGATTTCGCCGTCTTGACTTATGTAGTCGTAGGTGGCTACGAGAGTTAAACCACTTTTCTGTGGCGTGGGGTCAACGGGCATGATGTCAGAAACTTTCACCCCCATGCTTTCGCATATTTTGAACACATCGCACCCATCGCCTCGGTGGCAATGCATAAGGATTCGCCCATTTTCCTCAGCAATTGAGAGAGATGGGTTGTTGTCGTCATTCCGACACGGACAACGAGCACTCCATTGTCCATTCCCGCCCTTTACGCCCTCAAGACGAGTTAGAAGATCCGTTACGGGTATCACGGTATATCAATTCCATTCAGTTCCCAAAGAACAACATTCATTGGTTTGCCGTTGAGCAACATTCTTCGCGCCCGCTTGCGCGACTTTTCACCCATGCCACCCCAGATACCAGTTTCGTGATTATCAACTGAGTACTGCAAACACTCGCCGACGCTCTCACAAGTCTTACAAATTGAAATAGCCTTTTTTGTATTGGCAAAAATCAAACGCATTTCTACATTCGTCTTGCCAGCTCTTTCTGGAAACCACCAGTTGGTTGGTTGTCCGGCACACGCTGCTGCTTCAAACATTTTTCCCCCTCTAAGTTCCCGAAAGTCTAGTCACCTCCTGCGGGGAAAGAAAAATTACGATTTGACGAGTTGGGGCAAGTGCGACCTCTATGGTGTCTGCTGGAATACCAAGCATTGATGCGATGTTGGCTTTTATGCGCGATTCTTGTGTCATTTCTGCTGCAATAGACTCATCTGTGTTGGAGATTTGGTTTGTGGGTGCTACACCCGCTAACGCCGCCCGTCGCTCCAATACCTCTTGACATCTCACGCAAGCAATGCGATCTCCGACGTTTGCGCATCTTCTACGAACCTCGGTGTGCGAGCATTCAAGTGAATGATGGTAGTTCACAGCACCCCATCCACCAATTCTGTCAACGCGAATAACTGCCATCTTGGGGGCAGTGGCCCTTTTGGTGGTCATCAGTTAGATTTGTTTTTTCGTGGTCGGTTTTTTAGTCAACTTTTTTACTAATAGAGTTTGCATAAATCTCATCAGCCATCATTTTGGCATACCTTCTTCTTGATGCCCACAAAGATTTCTGAAACTTTTTCATGGCTGTGGTTTTTTTAGCCAGGTTGATTGATTCCTCTACATATATACCGTGCTCTTCAAACAGGACATCATCAATGTCGCTTGATTCAAGCAAAATGTCACTAATCCAGCCAGCAGTGGTGTCTATACCAGAAATGAGTTCGCATAATCCCTCAATGCCAAACTCTGTTTTGATTTTGCCTGCTAAAAGCAAACACACATCCTTGCGGTATTCAAAGGCCAGAAGTGACTCGCCATCCATCGCTTCGGCAAGGTAGTCAAACACGGAGTCGTGCTGGAATTCGCCCGCTTCGCCGTCTTTTTCTGCTGACATACCGACCCCATTTCTTTCGACATGTACATCATCCCACATATTTGGCGGTAGGCAGTGCAAGCACGTATTCGGCTGCTACAAGTTTCTTTTTACTGACCCAAGATGTTGAATCCATGGTTGTTTCTGCTCTATCGGCTGGGTCGGCTTCCCTCTCGTGATCTAGGTATTCAATAATAGAATTGTAAAGAGACCAACCATTTCTACCAAAACGGGCCGAATTTCTATTGCTTCCGTAGAGTCCAACAATTGAATCAACGGCCAGGTCAAGATGTTTCTGACTTTTCTTGCCAGTTGTTCGGAAAAGTATTTGATGTGCGGCATCTGCTACAACATCATTGTTTTGGACTTCTATCGTGACCATCTTTTCGGCGATGATCTTGGTTCTCTTGGAAAGACTCAACCACTGTTTGGCGACCTCCATTCCGTCGTTTACCACGGTGTCAGCATTCTTGGTGTGACGGGCAGTCACTTTCTTCGTTGCCTCATTGACCGCTATCAGCACGGCATTTTTACAGACAGCACGGATGGGTGTGTTTACAAAAGTTATTGGAGTTTTTCCGTCGTGACCGTTTCTGACAATTAGATATTCATCAAGTTTGTCGGCTATTCCGGTTGGATCAACAATGCTTGAACCCAAGTGAATGGTTGCAAAGAACTCCCTGCCCCCACCGATGGTTCCACAGGCATCAACTCGGACGTCTTGATCTGGTCGTTGACTGTTCATTATTTTCGCAACAGATACAGCACGATCTAGAACTTCCCGATTTTGCTGAACGACATACCGTGTCCCCACTGTTGATATGCCTTTGAACGAGCCATCAGAATTGGAGCGAACGGTAGCGCGAGAGTCCTCAATGATTATCGGCTTACCGAATGAATCAAACAACATGTTTCCGTTTGCATCCACGGCGGCAACATTGGTTGTGAAAACATCGTAATTACACGATGCAGCATCCAGCATTTGCTCTACTGTTGCCCCATGGGGTACGGGTGTGCCAAGCCGGTGCCACGGAAGCATCCGATCCGAGTAAGCAACATTTAGTTTCATACACTCAGTTTAGAGTGTATTTGGTGTTAGAAACCGAAACCGAAGATTCTTCTCCAAAGACTTTTCTTTTTTGGAGTAGGCGCACTGCTTGTGGCAGCAGCGACAGCATGAGCATGTCCTGCTTCGTGTGTCTCTATTCGAATGTTCACTGTTTCTGTTTTCGGGGTTTTTGCTTCTACTGCTTTCTTTGCAACAGGCTTTTTGGCCTGAGGCTTAGCGGCAGTTTTGTTCTTGGTTGGTTTTTTGTTTGTCATAAACGGTCATTCTACATAAGCACCTTTCTCTGTGGCGCACCTCCATGCGCTAGCTTCGTCGTATGGAAGACGAGTACGGGGACGATGCCAAGAAAATGGCTCTTTTGACCACCTCGTACAGACATACAAAGATGAAGAGGGTCAAGGAAGCCGGTATTGGCGAGGATCTGCCCTTCACCTTCTTTGGCTGGAAACACAACGAATTAGCCGTTATGGCCCAAATGGACTACGACCTCATGAACTTGGATCTCTATGATCGCTTTGATAAGTCTGCAAAGATTTGCCAAGCCCTTCGCCAGTTCTGGGGGATTGATGAACTAACCATGGTGGCAGAGGGTTTTCTGTCCTACGACCCCATAGCCACAAGTGGGAAAAACCTGAGAGATGCTTTCATCAAAAACGAGGGTGTTTCAGAATGTATTACATTATCGCATGCTTTCACATTTGATGGTGAGCCTAAAATAACAGTTGTTGCAATGCCATATTCATATGCAGCCAAAGAGGTTGTTTGGCACAAAATGGTAGCCACACCCAACGAAGCATCGAGGTTGTTTAGGGAAAGTATATTCCCAGCCCTCTTGATTAGGGTTGTTTCTGAAACCGTAGACAGAGAAGTTAGTACAGACATGAGAGAAGAGATGGCTCAACAGATTGCCAATGCAGGATTCCAGTTGTACGACTTTTCTGACCAAGATTTTAGTGAATGAATAGTAAACTTGACGGATGGATTGGACACACCCATTTAGAAATGGACCCGACAGTTCGGGATTGACTAAGTCAAGAATGTTTGGGGACATAGAAATATCAGCAGCCGACAGGCGTCCGTGTCCAGTCTGTGGACATCCAACAGGGGATTGTTCTAGTGGCGATGTGGATCTTCCGAATATTCAACTACCAAAAGTTTTGATTGGTAGCGAACCAATGATATTGGTTGAGGAAGATATCACGGAAGAAAGGGCAATTACTCCGTACACAAAAGCACGGGTACTTATCCACAGGAAGGGCGATCAAATTCCTTTGTCAAAAGCGAGGGAACTCGGAATCGTCAAGTAATATCTTGGTGCCCTCTTGGGTTATTTTCATTATCAATATTTATTAATTCACCCGAGGGGGAATCATGGCGTTACAGCAATCATTTATTGACTCTTACAAAGCAGTTACGCCACCGTGGGGATTTGGTGGGCTCGGAGAAATTGTTTATCTCCGGACATACAGTCGTTTCATTGAGGAACTAGGTCGAAATGAAACCTGGTTGGAAACATGCACCCGTGCAGTCAATGGTGCAGTTGAAATAGGCGCAAAGCTTTCCGAAAAAGATGCAGAAAAATTGTTTGATCACATGTACAACCTTCGTTGCTCTCTTTCTGGTCGAGCACTGTGGCAACTCGGCACCCCTCTCGTTCAAAAATTCAACGGAACCTCGCTAAACAACTGCTATTTCACGAACATTGAAAAGATTGAAGACTTTGAATTACTGTTTGACTACCTCATGCTTGGTGGTGGGGTCGGCTTCTCAGTGGAGCGCTCAAAGATTCACGACTTGCCAAAGGTCAAGTCTGGTGTGTCTATTACGCACGAAAGAACCAACGATGCCGACATCATTGTCCCCGATAGCAGGTCGGGGTGGAGAAGATTGCTTCACAGCACCCTCAAGTCATTTTTTGAAACTGGAAGGTCTTTCTCTTACTCAACCATTTTGATTCGTCAGTACGGCGCACCACTCAAGACATTCGGCGGCACTGCTTCTGGACCGCAGGCGCTGATTGACGGTATTGAGGACATTTCCAAAGTGCTTCAGAACCGAGAGGGCAAAAAACTTCGCTCTATTGATGTGCTTGATATTGCCAATATTATTGGTCGCATCGTCGTATCCGGCTCATCACGTCGTTCGGCACAGATTGCCATTGGTGACCCAGATGATGTTCTTTTCATAAGGGCAAAGAACTGGGCTACTGGCTCAATCCCAGCATGGCGAGCAAACTCAAACAACAGCATCTACGCCGATGCCTACGAGGAGATCCTCCCTGAGCTCTGGAAGGGCTATGACGGCACTGGCGAGCCCTACGGCCTCGTAAACCGCAAATTGGCACGTATGTACGGGCGCCTCGGTGAGAAGCGTCCTGACCCCTCAATTGAGGGTTTCAACCCTTGTGCCGAGATAGGTCTAGCCGATGGCGAGTCTTGTAATTTGGCAACCATCTACCTTCCGAACATTATCTCAGAGAAGCAGTTCTGTGAAATATCAGAACTTCTCTACAAGGTTCAGAAGCAGGTCACGCGCTTAGAGTATCCATACCAAAAGACGACCGACATTGTGAAAAAGAATGCCCGACTAGGTCAGAATGTTTCTGGAATACTCCAAGCCACAGAGACTCAGGTTTCGTGGTTGTCTAAGGGATATGAAAACCTCAGAGCATTTGATGAGAAATTCTCAAAGGAACACAACCTTCCCGAATCAGTTAGGCTCACCACGGTTCAGCCAAGCGGAACGCTCTCATTGTTGCCGGGTATAACGCCAGGTATTCACCCAGCATTTGCTCGCCACTACATTCGCAGAGTTCGCTTCGGCTCATCTGACGCGCTAGTTGATTCGTGTCGCAAGCGAGGACATAAGGTCCAGTGGGATATTGGTATTGACGGGAGAGAGGATCACAGCAGGTTTGTTGTGGACTTCCCCTGCAAGTCACCAGAAGGCGCCGTGTTGGCCGCCGAGATGACAGCCATACAGCAACTGGAGTGGGTCAAGCGCATTCAAACTGAGTGGGCAGACAATGCCGTCTCTGTGACTGTCTATTATCGCAAAGAGGAACTAGGACAAATTCAAGAGTGGCTCTCAAAGAACTACGACAAGAGTGTCAAGTCAGTTTCGTTCTTGTTGCATGCTGAC